CTGTGTTGGTTGCGCTGTCGTGCCATTTACAGACAGCAAATACAGTATAGTTATTACTAGCGTCAGCTAATGGACTTGTTTCGGTTTGGTAAACGAATCTTGCTTTCTGAGTGGTCGTAAATGAAACGCCATAAGTTCCATTCGGGCTTTGCTCTGAATATGTTGATCCGTATGTTGGCTTGTTAGCACTTCCATTTGGAGATGCGTAAGTTCCATTTCCTAAAACGCATTTTATAGTTGATCCAGCTACAGTATTGGGCCAATTAGTTACTGATCCTGTTGAAGTGGTTAAAGAAGCATTACTTGCGTCAAACTGAGCAATTAGTCCATCTGTAATTGGAGGGTTAACATTGTCTGAATTTGTATATACATTGTTTTCTCCAATAAAGAAATCTGTTGTGATTACTTTATCAGTCTTAGCGAATGAATTAGTAGCTGTAATTGAAAGCGGAGTCGTATTTCCATAGGTTTTTGTTATTGGATCATAATTAGCAGGAACCTTAACCTTTAATAGTTTAACATCATAAGATCTTTCTGGAATCTTTGAGAAATAGGCAGCATTAAACTTAGAAGTTACAATAGCAGAATTCGTATATCTAAACGAAGAAGAGTATATTTCAGTAATGCTTTCTAGATTTATAAAAGAAGCTCTTGAAGAATAAGTGTCTTCTGGAGTAATCTTTAATACTGATATATCCCAACCTAGCCAATTTTCATTTTCGCTCAATGAGAGAAACTTGGAAGAGGTATCAAAAATAATTTGTTTAGAATATCCTTGAGTGATTTTTCCTTTCGACTCTAGTTCGAATATTTGAGGGAAAGTGTCCACTGTGACAGCTAAGTCTTTAGAATCATCAATTACTTTGGCTTTGTCTGAAATTAGATCAAGTACTGCGGAGTTGCTATTATAGCCTTCTTTGTAAATTGGCGAAATTCTAATTCTTATTTTAAAGTTATGACGGATTACAGAACCCACCCCAGCATCTAATGTTTGTCCATTAGTTAATTCAACATCTCTACTTGCTGGATCTAATGTAAATGTGCTGCTGCTTTGATTGGCACTTGTTACTCCTTCTATTTTTAAAGTGCCTTCTGATATTGGTTTTAAATCCTGATATTTTAAACTGACATAAAGAGAAGAAATTCTAAAATTAAGAGAAATCTTTTTGCATTCCCTGTTTAAAATGCGATAAGTTCTTTGATAATCAAGAGTTTCATCTTCAGTTGAAGCTAGTAGATTTGGACCTCTAAGTCTCTCTCCTATTGAGCGGATATAAGAAACATTGTCAAACTCTCCTCCAGATGAAGTCCCTTCTGGGGTTCCATTGGTTGCTTGAATGTTTATTTGTTGAAAGTTGTATTTATCTTGACTGTCTAAAAGAGGGGTTTGATTCCATTGAACTGATCTTAAATATTTTGATTCTCCATCACTGCCCACAACAGACGGGTATTCGTTATAAGTAACCTTTTTAAATCCTAAATCTCCAACTTGACCTGAAAAACTATATTGCCCCTCAAGAAGACCTCCTATTGGCCCTTCTGATAAAAGATCTTTTACTTTGGCAAATTGATATACGTTATAAGTAAGTCCATCATATACAAATCCCTCGACATCTTCAAATGCAGCAGTTGGCGTTGGGGCTGCGCTTGCTCCACCTCCACCAAAACCTTTTATGTATTTAAAATCTTCAAGATTATTCATTTTATATATTATTTATTTGACCTTTTACGTCTGCTGCCGTTGATTTATTATCTAACTCAATGTTATTGACAGATACTTCAACTGTCTGAGATCCTATTTTCATTCTACCGTAACCAATTGGAACTGGACCGCCTTCTCCAAGAATGTTAGAAGGTCCATCAAATAAGTAGTTTGGCTTGCTGCCGTCTTCTTGTATTTTTCTAAAATCATCAAATTTTGGAGGCGACATCATTAATAATGTAATACCTGTTACAGCTAATCCTATACCTGCTCCAATCATCGCTCCTGCAATCGTTGCGCTTGTTGTAGAACCAGCAACAAAGCCTAATGCAGCAGGTGCAAAAACGCCTGTAGCTATTAACAAAACGCCAAGAACTAAAGCTAAGACTCCTTTGGTTGTATTGTTTCCGCCTCCCCCACCAGCACCCCTAATAATTGGAACGATATCTAAGGTTTCTAGCTTTTCATTAATCATTACTAATTCAGAATTGAGAATAGAGTCTGGTTTTTCTAGAGAAATATTTTCTGGATTCATTATTTCTCTCTTATTAACAAGCACTTTGTACTCTACGCTTTTTTCTGCTGCTCCTATTAGATATTTTAAGAGCTTGCCTTTAGACAAGACCTGAATAGCTCGCAATGCTTCCTTTATGGAATTTACTTTTAAATTCCAACTTTCTCTTCCTACTTGTTCTGCTATTTCTCCGTGTAAGGTAATACTAGTCATAAAGGTGATGTCTCATTATATAAATTACCCATTTTTTGTATTGGTTAGAAAGCTTTTCGGTAAGAGAACGCTTATTTCCGGGATGATGCAAAATAGTGTCTTCTCCAATATAAACAGCGCAGTGTATTGGAAAATTATAAGCTTTTGTTCTCATTATTAGAACATCATTCTTTTTAAAATCAAAAACTTCTTTAAATCCGTTATATTCAAAATACCTTTTTAAGTAATTATCTTTTTCTTTTAATGCTCCTTCTTCGTCTATAAATCTCTTGGTCGAGACCTCGTTATATTCTTCTTCAGATACAGATTCTTTTAGAACTTCTAATTCTGGGCATAGATGGATATTTAAATCGTGACAGAAATAATCTTTTACTAGCCAAAGGCAATCAGCAAATCCTAAAAGGAAAGGTCTTTTAGTGTATTGGATTTTGTATCCATTGGGATAATAGTTATGGAAAGTTCCGCTCTGTTTATTGTAAACTATACAAGGTAAACCTAGTCTTTCCGAAACAATTATATCTGCATCAGAAATAGAATCAAAATTAATATGAGAATGATAATAAGCCGCAAAATTAGATTGGCTATAAATATCCATCGCAAATTCAGTAGCTGAATTAATGAGATTATCTTTCTTTTGTACCTCTAGTCCATTATCTGTATGTACTAAAATACCACATACTTCATTATTAGAAGTATTAGCGTGTTCTATGATTTTATTTTTAAGCTCTTCTGTTAGCATAATTGTTTACTCCTTGCAAAACAATAGATTCTTCTCTTCTCTGCGTCTGTTAGTTTTTCTATTACTGACTTTTTATTTCTTGGTTGATGTAGGATATAACCTTGTTCAAGGTAAATGCCAAAATGAGAAGGATAGTTATCTAAATACTTGAACACAATAATATCATGTTTTTTAGCATTTTCTATACCTTCTATTTTAATGAAGTTTTCTTTTTCAAAAAACTTATCAAAGTCCTCTGATTCACAAAACGCGATCAACTTGTTTTTAACAAATTCTGGATAGTTTTTGTCCCAATCTGCACCTCTTTCGTAATGAAAAATTTTAACTCCAAATTCTTCGTTATAGTAATTCTCTACTATTGATAAACAGTCAGATTGATTTATAACAAAGTTTTTATTTATGTATTTATTATAGTAGTTTTCTGGAGAATATTCTTCAAAAGAGTCTTTTTTTAGTATATATACTACATTCTTTAGATTAAGTTTATGGCTTATTTGTTTGTCTAGTTCTGAAAAAGAGTTATCTTGTATGCAGTGCGAATGATAAATTCCAGTAATCCTGCCATTCATCGTCGCTTTCAAGTAGTCCATTTGACATACAATGAATTCGTTTTCTTTATCTTGAGCAGCATTCCTACATGGAAATGCTTCTAGGATATTCTTTCTATTCAGAACTAAAAGACCGCAGCATTCTTCAGGATTTTCTTTTAGCGCGTGTTCTTTTATCTTTGCTTTTATTTCATCTGAAACCATTACAATGCTCCTCTATTGTAATTAGATACTCCATAGAATCCGCCAAAAGGTAAAGCATTTTCTCCAAATCTAATCTTACATCCTTTTATACTCTTAGAGCATTGGTCAGCTATCCAATATTGTCCATTTGGAGGTGGGATATTCATGGGGACATTAGTTTTAGCGATAAAGTAGAAATTGATATCTTTCTTATTAATGAAAACTACATCGCCTTTGTTATAAGTTGTTGAGAGTTTCCAAGATTCTATTTTATTAGTTCCTACTGTTGTGCCAGAAAAGATTGGCATCTTTGAGATTATTTGATCATCTTCAGTGGCGCAAACAGGAGCTTTTTCTCCAGTAGAATCGCTTTTATTTGGTATTGGAGTTATAGTGCCATGAGTATCTTCAGTTAGTTTTTCTTTATATTCATAGAGACAACCTTCTCCTCTATATTGCCAAGGACAAATATAACTTAATACTCTTCGTTTAGGGAGTTTAGCTCTGTCTAGATCTATAGCACTTGATAGTTCAAATTGAATACTATTTTTGTTTTCAGAAGATTTTCTGTCAAAATAATAAATATCTCTAGGAAACTCGCAATTAGGATCAGGGTCAAACCCTT